CATCTATTAAACTAAAATCAATATTCTCGACTGTATATGGTGTAGTTAAGTTACTATAAACCGAAACAACCAAATCATCAATATTCAATGAGTGCTCATAAGTAAACTCAAAAGGTCCTGGTCCTGTGTCAGGTTGCCAGTCCTCTAGTAAGATAGTTTTTGCAAGTGACCCAGTCGGATCATCAAATCTTGGATCAAGCCACCCATTCCATGTTAGAACAAGGTCTTCGTAGTCTAATGAGGGGAGCTCTCCAGAAACTATCTTTGTAATTATCTGAGATGCGCTATGAGTTGAATCAGCAATGAATTGAATCAAAGCATTTGGGCCAGAATCCGCCAGACATTCAGGGGTATCACCATACAACGCATAGGTGGGTCTTAGACCATATGTATATGAAACCACCACTGTATCAGTTGGATCTGTTACTGACCCTAGTGGGAGAACAATCTTTCCATTGATCGGATTGATTGTGTCTGGCACAACAGGTAATCCATTAACCAAGACTGTTACGGAAATCCCATTCCAGTCAGCGGTAAGAGTGCCATCACCCACCACGATAGGTTTGTATGTCACATAGTAAGTGTCGTGCTGGTGAGAATTATTAAACTGTGCAGAAAGATCTTCATCAACAATGGTAAACTCATTCTCAAACTCTTGTTCACATTTAGCAAAACAATCAACGTTATAGGTACAAGTTGTTACTGAGAATTGTTCGCAGAGATTGTTGTCATCAATGGGTCCTAGGAGCTTAATCATTCCCACGTCATTAAAATCAGCGGGATCTACGTCAACAGCTTGCCCAAATACCTCTACAAGAGTACCTACATTAATTCCAGTAGTATTCGGTGGGAGAATTGCTCCAGTCTGATCTGTAATCTCAGTATTACCATCAAGAACTACTGTTGTTCCTGTTCCCACTACCATTTCAGTAATGTCACCGGCAACAACAGTTATCCCTGTAATTACATTTCTTGTAGCATACTGACCAGTAACACCATCAATATATAAAGACTGATATCTTACCAGGATTGTTTGTCCACTGGTGATGTTTGACCCATCAATTCTTGCAATCTTAGTATCTATTCCGGACTGATCTAAGACATAATCGACGTCAACTGTATATTCTGTAGTTTCTGTTAAATCTGTGACTACTAATGTCTCTGCTACAATTCCTGGTTCTGGTAATATTTCAGATCCCAAACCAGTCAACGTTGGTGTTTCTTCATAAACTATCGGTTGAGTAACTTCGTCATCTTGGGAAACATCTACAACTATCTGACTGGCTAGTATCTTTCCAGTTGCCCCGAGATCAACAAGACACCCGACTTGCAAATTAAACTGTTCTGTTATTCCCAGTGCAACAGAGGCAAATGTATGAGCTGGTTTATTTAGATCCACTAAGAAAGCTAAACCCTCAACCAAAGACTGGAGTGGGACTTCATTTATGGTATCTGGATCTAACTCAACTAGATACAACCACTCATGCATCTTATCCACATCAAATGGATAGTCAGGGTTTTCTCTATTTAAGAACTTCGAATATTCAAGAACTTCTACAGGCAGATCTGTAAAAATCGCAGCTCCATCAATCATTGCCTGCGGGGTTGTCCCCTGCAGTAAAACCAATAGTAATGATTTTAAGAAGTCCCTATAAGTTCCATCTTCATATGGGAACTTAACCTGAATAGTTTGTCCAGATCTTGGTGGCCATTCAATATCAAGAATTTGAGTCGGAAAGAACTTAGGGTCTTGAAAATGTGTTATATATCCATGCTTCTGAAATAGAAAATCCGATCGAGTTGTCTCAATCTCATAATCATTCAAAATATCAAAAATTCCATCCTGATACTGAGCAGCTAATTCTGCTAAGAATTTAATAGATAACGCATAGTTCGGAGCAAGTATTGTCGATGTGTAGACAGTCGACATACGATCTAGTAAATCAGTAGCTCTCTGATAAGCTAACTGAGCTAAAAACTTCCGTTTCTCAGCGGAGTCTATCGAAAAAGAAGTTGGACTTATTCTAATCGAACCCATCTTAATTCGTAATATTTATGATTAGTTCCTGTAGTCTCGGATATTCTAAGGGAGACGTTACAATATCTCCAACCCGATTTTCATTAAACACAAGATATGTCACATCAAAAATAAAGTTATCAGGTGAACTGTTATCAGGTGTTGTAAAGACTATCTTACCATCTTCTCTTATATAAGCGTTCCCTCTCGCAAGAGCTACTTCTGCTTCTGTCTCCACGGTAACTAAAGGCGTATAATTATCTAAAACGACTCTGACTGGATTTATTCTTGTTCCATCTGTTTCCGCTCCATCAGAAGTCTGTAAGCTAGTTAAATACCCACCGGTTGCTGCAGTTGGATGTTGGAGGACCTGTTCTTGACTATATTTGTAGCCAATTCTTATCTGACCACCTGCAATAAATGTTATGTCATTAGGATCTATAAAAGCCTCTAGCTCCTCAGTCCCAACTCCAGTCCAGGGGGATAATAAAACTACGGGTAATCCTGTATCTACCCATGTCAAGGTCGGAACTTCATCAACTGAATTGAATTGACCATTGGCAAATATTTGAACTCTATTGATCAAAGCGTCATATCGTAAGCTTGTAAAGGTCTCCCCTAATAAATCCGTAAATGTAATCAGAGCATCTGTACCTTCTGTTATTATTTCCTCGACATCAGCAATCCCAGCTACGTAAACGTCACCAGCCCCCAATCCTACCTGAGTGAAGTACGTATTTTCTAGTCTCTCCCGTAAAATTAAAGATCTGTCGTCCCGTGCTAATCTTACAAGAGGCAATTCGACTGTGTCTACAGCAGGCACTAGTTCTACCAAACCCACAATATCCGATTGGGATACTCCCTCGCCTAAAAACTTGCTATTAAATAAATTGGCTATAACTGTAGCAATATTTCTCTTTATCTCACTAACAGTGGGATTCAGTTCTCTCTTTACTGTAATGTTCATAACCACAGAGACAGGAACTTCAAAAGCTTCCTTTACTAGATTATTAGAAGCTGTTGTTTTATCCTCCTCGACCTTCTCTGTGACTTCCTGTATGAGATCATTTATAACATATGAAAATGTTACATTTTCACCAGACTGATAAGAAACATTAACTGTCCCTCCATCAGTAATTCTTGAAGATGGTCCTGTTCTTGCAATAGTTGTTCGAGTTACTTGGTCTCCCAAGATCAGAATATAATCTCTGTTCAATTCATATGGCGCTCCCCGATCATCTGCAACTACTACAGTTCCATCAAGAACCCCAAAGTTTAACAACTCTCCAGGCTCTACACCATCCAGCTTAACCTGCTCATCAACAATGGTCTCCACATCATCTACAGGTGTAATAGGTTCAATTGTTTGATATGTTACAAGTACCGTTTCTCCATCCGTAATAGAAGATCCAACCGATACTCTTGCAATAGAAGTGGGATTCCCCGCACCTCCGTAAGTTACTATATAATCTGATACTTCTTGATATACCGTCGCCCCAGTCAAATCTGTGACAACAGCTGATCCAGTCTGAACCCCTGTAAATGCTAATTCAACAGGAGTAACATCGACTAGAGTTACCTCTTCATCAGTAACTGTGAAGCTCGGGATAACAGTCACTCGATCACTTGTTTTTTGTGAACGGCCTAGAAGTAATGGGTCATCTTCTGTAATAACCTGAATATTAGCAGCAAGATCTCCAGAAAGGTTACCTGTAACTGAAACATAGCTATTAAAAGGCTTTGAATCTAGCTCGACCGTAAATATTGGACTAAATCTGTATTCAACTTCAATTGTATCATACTGGTTTAATCCAATCCCAATATTTATCGGAAGTGTGTTATCTAATTGAATTTTCGTTCCACCAATAATCTCGACATTCGTTAAATCATAGTCTTCTCCCCTTGTTACATTCGTCACTCTCAATATCTCAAAAAGTGGGGTCTCTCTAGTTACCTCGGGGTCAACGACAACAAAAATTAATGCTAAGATATCTTCAATTGCTGCAGTATCCACTCTGACCGGGTAGTAAAAACCAAACTGTTTATTGATTTGATTGAATACGGACCCGAGAAGATATATATCAGTCATTCCGAATGTATGACGCGCTCTTATTGGATCATAATCACGGAACATATACTCATTACCAGCATATACGACAAACGCTCTAAATACACCAGGAACTTCAATAGATTCTCTTAATAACCCGTTCTTGGAATTGGTATCAAAACCAACTATGGATAATTGAGCTCTAAACGATAGCTCTGAGTTCGATTCCCTATCAGTTCCAAATCTAATCGGGAATTCATTAGTGACCTTTAGTCCTACACCAGAAACTACAGAGTTCACAGCTCCAGCTGGTTTGTTTCCTATTGCTCCAGCTGTAATGGCTTCTACTGTAGTGGAAATTTCATAACGTCTGGTTGCTTTATTGAAAAATGCTTCAGCATTTTGTGTGGGCAATGTAACTTCTACAGTTGTTCTGTATTGTGTGGGGTCACTATTTTGACTACCTGACGTTGAGACAATTGATCCGATCGGGATGACTCTATCTGTAGTTGGAGCCGTATCCACATAAAAAGTTACTTCCCCTCGTGCTCTTTGGGCTGATAATCTTACTACTCCGTAATCAGCAGCATTCTTATCAAAGGCTTCATCTATAAGTGTTTGTGTCTGAACATCAGTAGCTCCAAGAGCATCTCTTAGTCTTCTTTTTTCTGGAGATGAATCAATTTCATCAGAAACTCCATCGCCATCAGCATCATCAAATGGGTCTAATGTTAGAAAACTAGAAGCTCTATTCACAAAGTCAATAAGTACAAAAAGCCTCCTGAATTCAGTTGCTGTTGGATCAATTTCTATATCACGTGTATAGCTATTAGGTTCTGTGTCTAATTCCGGGCGTGCATCTAAAGATCTATCTCTTAAGTCATCTCTTAAATCTTCAAAAGTCCTGGGCACTAAGTCCCTCACAATAGGGCCTATGTTTAATAATGCTCCAAATTGTTCTGCTGAGTATGCAGATTCAACTAGTTCGTTTGTCTCTGGGTCGAAACCAACAGCTGTGACACGATAATATATTTCACGCCCAGCGTCTATTGAACTACCATCCGGATTTGTTGTATGAATAAATTGGAAGATATCTTCAATTACAAACTGGGTAGTGGTTGTTTCCACACTTGTGGTAGAAGTTTCTATTACTTCCGATTCCTCCTCCAAGACCCTCTTATCTTGTCTTACAGGAGACTCTATAGGATCTGAACTTAGTCTTTCAAATCCTGCTGTCCCACCACCAGGTTCCAAAGAATAGTAGACTCTATATTCCACAACTTGTGGTTCGGGGTTTCTAACCCACTCAATACGAATTTCTTCTGTTCTTCGATTTATAACTATACCAGTTGGTGGGGTAATTACAAGATCTAAGTCAACTGAATCAAATCTATTTATAACTATTGATGTTGGCAGACTATCACCATCATTATTAGAAGCTACTACCTCAAAGACATTGGCCCCTTTCAAAGTATCAACTCTTACAGACCATCCAGTCTCCCCAGCATTATACGTAACATCCTGAGTAGACCCATTTACCTTTATTTCAAGAGTGGATGTATCGGTAGTTCCCCCAATAATATGAGTAGTAATATTGGTCGAAAATGATCTGCCATTATTAGGACTTGTAATAATTGGTCTTGCTGGAACTGCCATTTATTATTATCCTCTTCTTTGAACCTGCGCGAACGGCGATCCCATATCTGGGTCTAAAAAGAATTTTTTCTCTATTTCATCTCTTGTACCTGTTGCCGTTCTATATCTAGCAACAATCGTATAAATTCGGGGGTCATCAACATCCTGCGTAACATTGACAGACTCTACAGCATCTAAGAGTTCCCTAGGGGTCATCCTCTGAAAAGATAATTGTCGGACATGGATTGCTCTCATTATGTCCCCCAGTCTTATAAAGTCACGTGTAAAAGCTCTTTGTATTGCCTCAGGATCTATATTCTTAATTCCAATACTAGACACTAAATGAGTCCCTAACCCTGTATGCCACTCATTTGATCCAACAACTGTTAGAATCCACTTTTCAATAGCCTGAGATAATTTATCCTCGTTCTCGATTCTAATTGGTTCACCCTCACCATCAGGGCGGATATCCATTTCTACACCAGTACCATTACACCTTCTACATTGACTCTGATTCGTCGTATAAGAGAGCTCAACCAGTGGGTCTGTGTCTTTTATCTCTTGATTGAATACTAATTTCATAGAACCGTCTAATTTTAGGTCGTCTTCAACGAAACGGTATCCAAAATCAACGTCTTCTCTGGATCTCCTTATCCCATTAACTTTCACTTCAATATCAACAGTATT